ACATATAATATGAATAATTATCAAAAGAAACGTTTAGAATATGCATTAAACAAAGAAAAAGAAATAAAAAATAATAGTTTAAAATTAATAGATAAACAAGTATGTAATGAAAAATTACAAACTTGTACAACACAACTAAATAAAAATAATAATGTAATAAATGAGATAAAACATGCACTTGTACCAATTTCCTCTTAATTATAATTAAAGGTTTATATATAATTAAAAGTTTATATATAATTAAAGGTTTATATATAATTAAAAGTTTATATATAATTAAAAGTTTATATATAATTAAAAGTTTATATATAATTAAAAGTTTATACACACTTAAGGTCTATAATTTATTTTAGTATTAAGTTTTTGTTCATATACACCCATGGTAAAAAGTAAATGATTTTGAAAATATTTATTTAATGGTAAATTAATTATTTCTTTTTTTAATTTATCAAGTATATTAAAGACATAACTCTTGTATCTTGAAAATATTATGCTAAGATTATGCATGGCATCATGATATTTATGTGTATTATCATCATCATAATCATTTATAGAAATAAACCATAATACATTATATATAAATTGATTAACAGAAACAAGTATTTTTTTACCATTTTTAGTTTTTTTAAGTACGTTAATAAATCCATTTGTTGTTACAAATTCATTAAATTCTTCATACATATCACCTAAAATAAAAGTATCATCGTTGTATATTAACTGTTTTCCATCTGGTTCATTACCTTCGACACTAACAGGACCAACAGGAACATCGCAGTAAAATTTTATCTTGTCTTTTATATCAAAATTAATAATAATAACACATTTAATAATTTCAGTTATTTTATTTATTAAAATCTTTATATATAAATATTTTTGATGGTCATGGTGGTTGTGGTCATGGTGGTCGTGGTGGTGGATATAGTCATTATTAACATTTAAAGGATTTATTAAATATGTATTATTAATAATTATAGTTTCATATGATATTTGTGTTGTATCTAATGTTATTTGTTTACCATCACTTCCAAAAAATTCAAAAGATAATCTAGTAATATTCCCGAGTTGTGAATCATCATAAATTCTAACTGCATAATATGGATTACCACGCCAATACATTAATCCGGTTGGTTTATCTGGAAATACTGTAAATGCATTTGTATTAATAAGATTTGTTGCAAGATTTTGATTATTTCTAATTTCTTTAATACTTACCATTATAAATCTATCTGTTAATAACGTATTTGTTATATTAGGATCAGGAATATATCTTTCATAAGATATGCTATTATCAATTAATCTTTCATAATCATCTTTAATATAATTAATATGTTTTGGACTTTTTTTATTACAATATTTCCATTCATAATTTATTTTTAAAGCATTAAAACGAGGTAATACAATATTATCTAAACGTATAAATTTTACATTTATAAAATCTCTTGTTATGTATGGATTAAATATTTTTTTTAATGTATTATCATAATTAATAAGCATATCATTTTCTATATTGTATAATAGTTCATTATCTTCAAATGAACCATCTTGAACTTTTTTTTGTGTTCTACTATTATATGTATTTTGGTTTCTAAGATTTGTTTTAAGCTCGTTACGTTGAATTACACTATCAATATTACTATTAACAACAGGACCAAATGTTACTATGTATTGAAATGGATCAGGATATATACTAATATCACGGTCTCCACTATCAATATTTAAACGATATTCAATAATTGTTTCACGATTTAATGTATCACTTAAATTTTCAACAAGTGTATTATTTTTATATGAATAATCTGGTTTTTTTTGTATTGGAGTCGCATTTGTCATACATTTATCATAATTGTGCATACTTACATCAGTACTATTTGGATTATAACTTGAATAATTTTTAATAAATTGACTTTGATCATGTGATATAGGATTAAACATTGTTTATATATAATCTATAAATTATAATTTATAATTTAATTTATTTTTAAATAAATTAAGGTATCAGTTTAAAAATGTTTTAAATTTAGATAAGTTATATTATATATAATGGAAAAATATTTCTTTTCACAAAACAATATAACTTATCTAACAAAAAAATTAATAATATTACTAAATTTAGATAAGGAAGAATTAACTAAAGATGTTGTTATAAAATGCAATAAAATAATAATTAATTTTATGTCTATAGTATTTGATAAATATGGTAATAATAAACCACAAAATATAGATAAGGAAACATATTTGGATAAACTAAATAAAAAAAGTTTAAGTGATTGTTTAAGAACAATTAATAATAAAAAAAATGGAGGAATTAATCATGTTCATAATAGTGATAAATTAAAAGTAAGAAGTTATGACGATAATGGTGATAAATTAAAAGTAAGAAGTTATGATGATTATGGTAATAGTAATAGAAACACCAGACCTATGAGCAATAATGATAATAAAAATACAAGACTTGTGAGTAATAATAATAAAAATACAAGAAATATGAACAATAATGATAATAAAATTGTAGGTGGAAATGTTAATCCATATCTAAGACCATCAGATATTATTAGTAATATTAAAAATCCATCAACAAATACTACAACAAATTCTAAAGATTTTCAATCATATAATGATTCTGGTGGTTATGCTTCTTTTAGTTCTTGCGGTGATAATACATTTATCACTGCCACTGGTGAATATGGATTACCACTAGAAATCCAAAGCGATGCAACAAAATTTGGTATAAGTGATAATGGTGGAAAGAAAAACTTTGCTGATGAAATAGAAAAAAGAATTACAAATTTAAGAACAGAATATGGTCCAGGACAAAATGCACCTGTTCAAATTGATGAAATGACCGTTAAACTACTTAATTTAAATAGTAATGGTTCTGCAATACCCCCTAATATGCACATACAAGGACAAATGAACCAAGGACAAATGAACCAAGGACAAATGAACCAAGGCCAAATGAACCAAGGACAAATGAACCAAGGACAAATGAATCAAGGCCAAGAGCAAATGGATTATTCATTTAATGGTTGTAGTGACAATATTGGTAATGATATAAATGCTGCTTATGGTGGTGATAGTGGACAATATAGTGGTATTGATAGTTTTAATAATTATTTTGACCAAACTATTAATACAACAAGTGTTGGTAGTAATGGTAATAATACATCAACTAATGAAAATTTTGAAATAGATCAAAGATTTGATAAATTAAAACAAGAAAGATTAAATATTAATAAAGTTATTGAAAATATACCAAAACCAAATACATTTGATCCAATGAAATCACCAAATGCTTTAAACCAACAACAACCATTGCACCAACAACAACCAATGCAACAACAACCAATGCAACAACGCCAACCAATGCAGCAACAACAACCAATGCAACAACGCCAACAACAACCAATGCAGCAACAACAACCAATGCAGCAACAACGCCAACATTACATATCTAACAATAATAACAATAATAACAATAATAACAATAATAACAATAATAACAATAACAATAATAACAATAATAATAATCAAAATTATGCATATAGTAATCAGAATAATAGTACCCAAAAGACGAATGAAGTTTTTTTTTTAAATAATAGTAAAGAAATAACAAAGTTAAATTTAGAAATAGAAATATTGGAAAAAGAAATAGAAATAGAATTATTGAATAAAAAAATAAATAGTAGTAATACTAATAATATACAGGATAGTAATGAAGATGGAGGTGAAGATGATAAGAAAAAATTAATAAAATTATTGATTTCATCTAAAAAATCATTAAATGATAATAGTAAAGAAATTAATAATAGAAAAAAATCATCTAAAAGGTCTATAAATGATAATTTAGAAGAAAATAACATAATAGAGCTAAATACAAAAAATAGTTCCAACATTAATATTATTGATGATGGTGATACCAGGGATATAGCAGGTAAAGGGAATATAGCAGGTAAAGGGGACACTAGGGTTATATCATTGATAAATGTTAATAGTGCTACCTTTACAGATAAAGAATGTTATAATGATTATATGATCAATTTAAACCAACCTATAAAGTACAGAGATGTTGAACTTAGTGAATTTAATATACCTAAAAATAATGTAGAAAATATAACAGAAAATAATAATATTTTATCAATAATAATAAATAAAAAAAAACATACTTTTGAGTTAGAAGAAAATTATTATAATCGTTATGAAATTTTAGAATTTATAAATGATGCATTTAATACTAATAATATACCCATAGAATGCTTGATTGAAAATGATAGATATGTTTTTAAATCAAATGAAAAATTCAATTTAGATGTTGGTATTGAAAAAAGTATATTTCCATTATTAGGATTTAGTAATAATAAATATAATAATAGATGTATATATAATGCAGATACATCTATAAATATAGGAGACAATATATTCTATGTAGTTTTAGATAATATTTGTGATGAACCATTATATAAAATAGATAATGATAATGGAACAATTACAAAATTAAAAAATATATATACAGAAAAAAATAAAGAAATTGATCATATAATTATAAAATTTTATAAAACAACTACTGATATAATTAAATATAATAATTCTTACAATTTCTTTTTTGAAAATAAACACGAATTTGTTATAAACTTTTTATCATGATTTATTTTACATATATTTTTACTTACTTTTCCAACTTTTGAATTATAAATGTAATAGGTTACTACTTAGTTTATAATATGTGTTTTTTCAAAATATATATTTCTACATTTATTAACTTTTTTATCATCTAATCTTTTTCTTGTTATATGATCAAATCCTTTTCCTTTTAATAATCTTAAAATAAAATTAATTGAATAAACACCACATTCTGAATTACCACGTTGATGTGGTGTTGGATTATGTCGTATATCTATATCTTTTTCACTGTGTCCATTACTTACTATATAATTTTTAATTCTATTCATAAAATCTTTAACTTCTTGTGGAGGACGTGTACCATATGAATCACTAAAATAAATTTGTTTATTTTTAAAATCAGCAAATAAACTTACCCAATGTGAACCACCTTGATTATGTTTGTCTAAATTATATATAACACCTATGCGATTAATATTATTCTCTTGAAATTCCTTAAAATTCATTTTTTTAAATGGATAATAGTCTAAATCATTGAAATCAATTGGAACAGCACCTAAAAATTTAAAATCATGGTATTTGCTTTCATATTGTGCTAATGTTTTATTAATATCTAATGTTGATAACCATTCAAATTGACCACTTGGACCCATTGGACGAAATGTATTATTTTCTAATTCATAACGATTATCTTTACTCATTAAACTCATAAATTCCTGTTTTATCCAATTTTTTTGCGATCCTGAAAATCTTTTTTTAAAATTATATAATAAATGTATTTTGTATTTAGATGGCTCTAATGTATTCATTGTATTATTAAGTGGTATTATATCTTGATTCTTCTTATTTTCAATGCAATATTTATTATATGCTTTTGCCATATCTATTAATAATTCGAGTGATATACATGAACCATTTTCAAAATTAATATGTGGACCGCATTTTGTCTCTTCTACTTTAGAAGGCATGACATCCTTTATATTTATGTTTGTATTAATCGGAACTGATGACATTGTATATATTTTATAATTATATTTTATTTTATTTAGAGATTAAAAAAATATTTTTATTATTATGATATAATATTATTAATTATTTTAGTATCTTCGTCAAATAATTGACATCTATTATTATAAATACCAACAATATCTTTATTTTCATCCCATATTAAACTTGTTTCATTATCAATATAATACTTACTATTATCATATATTTTTAATGTAAATAATTTAAATTTTAACTTTTTATACAATTTATCAATATCTTCTTGTGATGGCTTTACTTTCATTGTAATCACTAAATAAGTTATAATAAATATAATCATTCATATTTATATAAAATCAATTTTTAAGTTATTGATTAACCAATGATATTAATTTTGCCATAATTTTATCATTATATTTTCTTGGCATACTATCAACAAATTCTTTCCATTCATTAGCAATATCTGTATTATTACGTAAAAATTCAACATATGACCATGCTTCTTTTAATTTTGGTAAATTTTTATTAAATAGTACAGCATCTCTTTTAATAAGTGTACTACTTGATATTAACATACGCCAATATATAGTTCTATTTATTCTTACATCTTTTCTTGGTATATCTAATTCTAATGATATCCATTCATCTAATTCACTATTTGTCATATCTATTTTTGGAGGATAAATAAATGTTGCTTTTTCATATAGTACTTCACCCACAACTTCACCATCTATTGATGACGGTACTAATTCAATTAATACTCCCTTTTCTAAACTTGATTTTTTACTATAATAATCTGCTGTAATGCCATTTTTAATACCACCACTATCCATAAGATAATCATTTTTTGAATCATATTCTTCAATTACACATTGAACAAAATCACATTCAGGTAAATCACAACATTCTAATTGTTGTAACACCTGCCAATAATAATAAACAGGACATATTTCACCTATTAATTCACCTGTAAATTTTATTCTTCTACCTGTTAACTTTGGACATTTAATTTCTACCATTCGTCCTACTGCATCCGATTTTGTTTTACCATCACGTTTATATGGACCACAAATTCCATCAGGACTTGCTCCTAAAAATTTATGGTGGTTGTGTACAATTAAACCAAAATCACGTACATTTACATCATAGTTTAATTCATACATTAATCTTACCGCATTTTCAAACTTGGTACCATGATAACATGCTTCATTTGGTGTAAATGTAGAACCAAATACTTTTGTATAAATAAATGAATACTCTGGTTCATGTTTATTTAATCCTAATACAGAACCACAACCTGTTGCCGATATTATACCCTTTCTCATAGCAAGCCATTCAGGTGTACGTTGATCAGGTGATACTATTAAACATAATTTATTAAATATGTCTGTTAACTTTTCCCAACATTCTTGCGTAATTGGTTCAATTACACCAGTTACATTTGTGTTGATGGATGACACAGATGATGCAAAGGCAGAAGTTATACTTTTTACTTTTGATAAATCAAATGCACTTTTACGTACGGGTGCTATCGGGGTTGTCGACGCTGTCGATGTTGTGAGGGCTATGGATGGAGTAGGGGCTGTAGAGGCCATCGGTTGCATATAAGAGTTCTTTATTATATCAATTAAAACCTCTTTTTCTACTATATCTAATTTATTATAATTAATATCATTAATAATTAATATTTCAATTTTATTAGCGTCTATAGTAGTAATCATTTGTTTATATTTATTCAATAAGTCATTAAAAAAATCCATTCTTATTATAATATATATCTTTATCTTTTATATTAAAATAACAAAAAAAGGTTTACTGATACATTCTAATGCTCTTCGTGTAATTATTACTTAATTATATTATTAAGATCTTTAAATGTTAAAATTCTCATTTTACAACAATAGTTTTCAATTTTAATTGATTCAAAAATTTTAGTTTTTAGTTCTGCCTTTGTATCCTCGTCTATATTTTTATTATTTTCTATTTCATCTATTTTTTTAATATATACAGGTTGTCTATTGCCAAGAATAGTTCCACATGATGGACATTTAATATAAATCATTTTATTATATATTATATACTATACACTATACACTATTATTTATAATAATTACTTATTACATATAAATATCAATTTTATTTATTGTCTATAAGTGCCTTTGGTATTAAGAGATAATAAGCAACTTTTTATAATTATATATAATATATTTAATTATAACTAAAATGAGTAAAACAGGAATGTATGATAATAGAGGAAAATATTTTGATGCATATTTATTTAATAAAGAATTTGATGAATATATACAAAAACAAGATAAAAAAAGATTATATGAACAAGAACTTAAAACAACTGATTTAAATAATATTGTTAATAAAGTACCAAAACCATATGAATTATCATTAAAAAATATTTTATTTAATATAAAAGATACATGGATAATAATTATCTCTAAATTTAAAAGTAAGGAATATAATTTTAATAGGTTAAATATTGATAGTATTTTTTATATTGGATTATCTTTTATAATAATAACACTTTTATATATTCTTATTTACTTTATATTCTCTTGATCAGTAAAAGTATATTACAACCAATTGAACCATTGGATGTGTAATATGACATGTTACAATTAATTTAATAAATCAGAGGTACATTCGTTTATTTCATATCCATGAGGTGGTATTATAAAAGCATCTTAATTTAATAAATCGGAAGTACATTCATTTATTTCATATCCATGAGGTGGTATTATAGGAGCATCTTAATTTAATAAATCAGAGGTACATTCGTTTATTTCATATCCATGAGGTGGTATTATAAGAGCATCTTAATTTAATAAATCGGAAGTACATTCATTTATTTCATATCCATGAGGTGGTATTATAGGAGCATCTTAATTTAATA